CGAGGATTTGAAAGGCAACATCCGCTGCTTCGCGGATACCGAAGAAAACTTTCCCGAGTCCTGGGTCATGCAACGCGCCGCGTGGAACGTGATCATGACCGCCGCGGCGAGCAATCCCATTCTGCAGGGCATTCTCGCGGTGCCGCGCAACCTGAGCATCGCCAAGGACAAGCTGGGCCTGCCGGAGCTGGCCGTTCCGGCAGCCGCCGCGGCGACCAAGCAGCAAGGCGAAACTATGCTGCTGCTGGAATCCGAACCTATGCCCAACCCGGCGCTCCAGCAGGCCAAGCAGGCGGTCGCCTCCATCGGCGAACCCCCGCCCGGCACGCCGCCCGAGATGCAGCAGCTGGCCAGCCAGAAAATGGCCGCGGGTATAGCCGCCATTCCGCCGCTGGTCTCAAGCGTGCCGGTCGATGAGGAACTCGACGATCACGCCAACGAGATGGCCGAAATCAAAACCTTTGCCAACACCCCGCAGGGCATCAAGGCGCGAGTGGAAAACAAGAACGGCTGGACCAATCTCATGCTGCATTACCGCGAGCACAAGCAGGCGCTGGGCGCGCTGCTCAAGCAACAGATGGCCATGCAACAGCCGCAAATGAAGCCGGTAAGCGAATCCATCAGCACCAACTTCAAGGACCTGCCGCCCGAGGGCCAGGCGCAAGTGGCGCAGAAGCTGGGCATCCAGCTGAACGCGCAGAAGCTCGCCGCCGAGGACGCCCAAGAGAAATTGCGCGAATCCGCTCCGCCCACCGCTCCCGGTGGACCGCCCGCACCGGGAGCTGGCGCGGCGCCCGTGCAGTAATCAGGAACATCAGGAGGAACTATGGATGGGGAAGATCTTGGTTTGATCGAAGACGCTGCTGGCGGCGCGGCAGGCGCCGAAACGGAAGTCGCGGAGGAGGAACCGAGTGGCGAAGAAACCGCAATCGAGGGAGAAAAAGAAACCGAAACAGAAGAGCCAGGGGAAGGCGAAGGCCAGCAAGAAGAAGGCGAACGAGCAAGCCGCGCTCTTCCCACGCAACTCCGCAAGGCTCTGCGCGAGTTTGTAACCGGCAATCCGGAATTCGCGCAAAAGTATCCGCGCCTGGAACGCCAGCTGACCGCCGCGCTGTTCAAGGCCCAGCAGTCCGACCGCCTGGGCGGCTTGCAAGCGTTGCGCGCCGCCAACGAACTCATGGAGGCACACGGCGGGCGCGAGGGCATCGCCGAGATGGCCGAACAGGTGGAAGCCTCCAACATGATGCAGGAGGGCATCCACAAGGGCGACCCGGTGTTCATCGAGGTGTGGGCGCGGGAATCCCCCGAAGGCTTTGCAGCCGCCGGCCGCCCGTACCTCGATAAGCTGCAGCAGATCAATCCAGTGGGGTTCGACCGCGCCATTTCAAAGCCGCTGGTCGATACTCTTACGCGCGGCGGGGTGTTCTCGAGCTGGGGCGAGCTGAAGGCGGCCATCGCCGGGGAACGCTTCGCGGAGATTCAAAGGCATTTCCAGGCGCTCGACGACTACTGGCGCGGACTGCACGACTACGCTTCGCGCTCGAGCGCGCCCGATCCGCTGAAGGGAGAGCGCGAGGAGTTCGACCAAGAGCGCCAGGAATTTCAGAATGAGCGCGTCAAGGCCTGGTACGGCGACGTGCGCAGCGAGGTGAACAACCAGATGATGGCGATGGTCAACCGCCTGCTGCGCCAGGAACTCGCGGGCAAGAAACTGCGCGTCGAAACCGCCAACCGCCTGCGCAAGCAAATCAACGAGGATCTCGCGGAGGCCGTGAATACCGCCCCGGGCTATAAGGAGCGTTATGAAGCGGTGCTGAAGGCCCGCGACCACGGCAAGGCGGTGCGCTTCATCGTTTCCTCTGCGCGCCAGAAGGTGCCCAGCGTCATCAAGCGCGTGCTGCGCGATTTCAATCTCGCCGGCGGTACAACCGGGACTGTTCGGCGCGTGGCGGCTGGCGGCAGCAGGGGGGTTGGATCTTCGGTTGTCGCTGGCCGTCCAAAAACCGCCGATGTGGATTTCGGCAGAACGGACAAAACAGCATGGCTCGGAAGCTTAAGCCTCGGCCACGGCGAAGCGTGGCTCAAAAACGGAAAGAGGGCAAAATGGTAAGCAAGAAACATCACGAGGAACCGGAAGCGGAAGCGGAACACGAACAACAACCGAAGTCGAAATTAAAAGCCCCGCAAGGTTATAAGGTCTATTCCGCACCAGCCCTGGTTGCCGTAGCACCCAACGGTCACAAGCTGTATTCGAGCGATGGCAGCGAATGGCTGGATGAAGCGGCTTACTACTCGAGGTGAAACATGATTCCTGATCATTTTGTCGCCATGCAGGCGGTGGTGGTGCTGGTGTATGGCTTTCTTCTTGGCGCCGGCTGGCACCTGGGCAACTGGATTGCCGGAAAGATCCACAAATGAGCAGCGCGCCGCTGCCCGCCGCGCAACCGCCCGGGGTGGCCAATCTGCCGCCCGGATACGTTTCCTACTTATACTTCGCGTTCAATCCCGAAACGCACCACACCATCTACTCGAATGATCAGCAGACCTGGGTGGATGAGCGCGGCAATCCGGTCCCGGCCACGGCCAGAAGTTAAAAAGTTTTGCGTTCTCACAGCACTCGCTCGAGCACCCACTCTCGTAAACGGGAAGGCGACCGCGAGCAACGCAATGCAGCAAGTGCGCTTCGGCGCATCACTACTACCGAAACACACAGCAGCAGCGAAGCTGGCTGATATCAGGCAGCAAAACCGCGCGGAGTAAGTCCAACAACAATGGAGTGGCCCACTATGGCTGCTCTCAACGAGGCGGCCGTCCAGGCCGTCGAACTTGAGACTGTGCGTGAAGAGATCCCCGATCTGATGCTCACCGAGGACACCTTCTACGCCAGAATCAAGAAAGCGGGACGCGTCCTGCCCATGTCCACGTCGACAGGCGGCGGGTCGGGTTCCACCTTCGATCCCACAGGTCGTCCTTCCCTGCGCATTCCCATGCGGATTGCCGCGGGCTCGACGCACCAGCAGTTCTCGGCGGATGGCGGCGACATGGGCCGCGGCACTGGCAGTCTCTATGCCGCGCAGTTCCTGACGCCCATCAGCTTCTCGGAAGCGTGTGAAATCACCGCGCAAGCACTGTGGAGCACGGAAACAGGCAAGAAAAGCCGTGTACAGGTCAAGGCGAGTGAATTCACCCATACCTTGGAACAGTTCAAATCGAATCTGGATGCGGACCTGCAGGGCGATGGCTCTGGCACGCTCGCGACAGTGACTACACCATCCTCCGGTTCCGGCCCTGCCGGAGCATCCTTCAGCAACATCATCGTCAACAACGCCAATCAGTTCTTCGACAACCAGATCGTGCAAGTCTTCCCATCGGTCGGCGGCGTATCGCGTGGATCGTTCCAGATCAGCTACGTCGACGGCGTGGTGAACACCATCTGGAGTGCGCAGGCTCTGCCCGCCGGAACCACCGGCGGCGACTTGCTCATCGTCAACGGCGCCTCGGGCGGCGCGAACACCTCGATCATGGGGATTCGCGCTTATCAGGTGAACGGCAATTCCGGCACGCTCAACGGCCTGGCACGCAGTAACTTCCCGGGCCGCTTGAGCACGCCCACCGTGAACCTGGCCGGCGCGGCCATCACCATTCCCATCGGGCGCCTGGTGGTTTCGAAGATCGCGCTGGCCTTGGGCAACGAAACCCCGGCGCTTGCCGATTTGATCTGGTACATGAACGTGGACCAGGCCGCGGCGATTGAAAACCTCGCCATTCAAGTGGCCATCACCAATCAGCAGGAGATCAAGGGCGATTCCTCGCTGGACATGCTGAAGAAATACACGCCCAACACCTTCGTGGGCTACGATATCGTGAAATCGGTTCACGCGTTGCCTGGAAGAGTGGACGCGCTGTGTCTGAAGTATTGGGGCATCGGCGAGTTGAAGGCCGCGGATTTGTACGACGTCAATGGTCAGACGGTGTTCCCGACCATCGGCGCGAGCGGCGGCATCAACGCCTCGACAGTCTTTTATTTTGTGACCAGCTTCAATGTGTTCTCCTCGAACGTGCGTGCTGGCGCTTTCATCCAGAACGCGCAGATTCCTACGGGGTATTTCTCTTAACC